GGACCTCCGCAGCGCGAACTTCTGCAGCGCGAAAAATTCAGACCTTGCCATTGCCATGACGCGCATCTTGCCGGAAGGCGATCTGATCGGCTGGAAGAAGTGTCAAGACAACATCATCGTCAAGCTGCGCATTCCAGAGGCCGCGAAACGTTCCCACGCCTTCGGTCGCAAATGCCGCGCCGAATATGTCGATGTGATCGAAGTTATCGGAGCAGACGAAGGCATTTCGCAGCACGACGGCGAAACAAAATACATCGCCGGACGGCGTGTCACCCCGGACAAATTCGATGAAAACTGGATGGAGGAATGCTCCTCTGGAATTCACTTCTTCATCACCGAAGCAGAAGCGAGGGTTTACTGATGTCCTCCCGCAACGAAATCCAAGACCTCGAACATGCAGCCGTTATCGCCATGGTGGCGGAAGGCTTTGCTGTTCTTCTTTTCATCACAGCGGTTGCCGTATGGGCCGCTCTTGGAATGGGAGCGTGAGTGATGGCAAATCAGCATCTCACTATGTCTCAGTTCCTAACGCGCGATGATCTTGAGGCGGCGCGTAAGACCAGCGCGATGGAAGAGTCGCCAGACCCAATTGAAGTTCTGGAAAAATGCAAGGTCTTCCTGCGCGATCTGACTGACCCGGATAGGGAATCAACTGGATCGGACATCATTGCCTGCTTTGCGAACGCAATTTCGCTGCGCGTTCGGGTGGTCAACGCGCTGGCTGCCGCCAAGGCCCTATCAAAAAAAGGCGGTGCGTGATGCCGACGCTTGAATATGAATTTTGCGAAATGCCGCTGATTATCGACCTCGGCTTTGAAGCTGGATTGGTCAATGGATCGGCTGACATTTCATATCACTCGGATGGTGAGTGGGGCATCCGCAAGATTTATCTGGATGGTTTCAGCACGATCAAGAACGGCGGCGAGTTCAAGCGCAAGTCTGTCGAGGTCGAGCAAGGCCCACTCTACGACATGATTGCTGAGCGCCTGTTAGGCGAATGGCATGACCGCGTGCAGGACAGGGTAAACCAGAAAGTCATTGCTGACGGCTCGATTGCTCATCGCTTCGACCATAACCGCGATGCTTTGCGACATGCGAGGGCTTCATGAAAACCCGTCACACCCAAATCCTGGAACTACGTCGAGACAGGTTAGCAGCTCGCATCAATCACAAACCAGTCAAGCCTATCGACAAGGTTCTCATACTCAAGGTCTGCCGTCAGTTGAAACATGAAATGAAGATGGAGCGGAGAGCATGAAAGAAGATTTGGAGAACTGCGTTGATGGCCCTCAGCAGAACACGGGCGATCTTTCCTCAACTGCTGCCAAATCCACTATCGCGATTCTGATTGAGTTTTTCTTGGATGAGTTTTCAGAGGATGCTTCCGGCGTTGGTGATTGGCTCGCACAAGGCGATGGCGATCCGGATCAATTTCTTGATCGAGTTTACGAACTGCGTGAGGCGCTAGCCTCGGGAGTTCATCATGCCTGACCTCTCCAACATCATCCACTCCATCACAGAAGAGCCGGATATGCGCGATCCTTCTGTGTCTATCCCGATGCGCGTGTCCGGGCTGATTACGGAGTTGGACGATCTGGCTGGCTTGGCCCTTGCCCCGGATACTCGCGAGCTGATGGCAGCAGAACTGCCGTCAATCTACATAGCGATCAACCGTTGCCGCCTTATCGCGTCTTTCATTGAGGCTACCGAGCCGAACATGCTCCGCGTTGTGGGAGGAAGCCACTGATGAAAACCGCGCTGGAAATCTACGACGATCTGTCACGCCCGTTCGCAAATGAGGAAATCGACTGGCGCATCGGCTCGACCAATCAGGATAAAACCAAGGGTATGGCGCTGGCTTATATCGACGCCCGCGCGGTCATGGATCGCCTTGACGCCGTGTGCGGCCCTGATGGCTGGCAAAACAACAACGTGTTCGGTCCCGGCGGTACCGTGGTTTGCAATCTCGGCGTTCTCATGGGCGATACCTGGATTTGGAAGGCGGACGGCGCGGGAGCCACGGACGTTGAAGGCGAAAAAGGAGCTATCAGCGATGCTTTAAAGCGGGCTGCGGTTCGCTTTGGAATCGGGCGCTACTTGTACGAGCTGAAATCGCCGTGGGTGGCCCTTGTGCCCGCCGGACGCTCCTATCGCATGGCCGATGATGCTCGCAAGGAACTAGATCGGGTACATGAAGACTTCTGCCAATCGTGCGGCTGGGGCCTTCGTGCCGGTCGGGTGGCTTACAGCTTCGCCAATCAGGTTGTGAAGCATTTTGTCACGACACCAGCAGAAGCGCAGGAACTTCGTGAGCGCAATGCAGGAACTATCGCGCAGTTGCCGGTCGCCATGCGCAAACATCTCATTGACACATTGGATCGCGTCGGTGCGCGTCCGCAACAAGAGGCAGCAGAATGAGTGATTTTGACAATACCAACCGCGGCTCCATTTGGAAAAACGACAAGAAGGAAAAGGACACGCATCCTGACTTCACTGGAAGCCTCAATGTCAGCGGTGTGGAGTATTGGGTGTCCGCATGGAAGCGCAAGCCGGGAGCGTCAGACAAAGCCCCTACTCTCTCCTTCAGCGTAAAGCCGAAGGAAGGAGCGCGTGATGCAAAGCCTGCTGGCCGATCTGACCCGATCTCAACCGGTCGCCCACGTAGGGATGATCTGGATGACGAAGAGATTCCGTTTGGTGCGGAGTTTCGCTGATCCATGTCGCGCGCCCAGCTCACATTAGGAAGTGCAGCAGACCGCCTCAAGGCGGAGCGTTGGGTGCGTATAGCACCGGCTGGAACGCGCGTGATCTTCAAGAAGCCACAGCGGTCAATCCCGCAGAACGACCGTATGTGGGCGATGCTGACTGACGTGGCAACACAGGTCACGTGGCATGGCGTCAGACTAACGCCAGACGACTGGAAGCTCATCTTTCTTGATGCACTCAACCGAGAACTTCGAATGGTGCCGAATATCGACGGCAACGGATTTGTGAATCTGAGCCGCTCATCGTCCGATCTGACAAAGGCGGAAATGACGGACTTGATCGACCTCATCCATGCCTTTGGTGCGAACCACGATGTGAAATTCCAGGATCAAGAGCAGGCGGCATGAGCAGAAGTGTCCCAGAGTGGATTGGCAAAACGCCAGATACGCCTATCCCGCCTCGGGTTCGGTTGCGTGTGTTCGAGCGTCATGGCGGCATCTGCCACATTTCCAAGCGCAAGATCATGCCGGGAGAGGCATGGGACTGTGATCATTTCATTGCACTCATCAATGGCGGTGAGCATCGCGAAAGCAATCTCCGCCCCGCCCTGCAAAAGTATCACCGCGTTAAAACCGCTGAGGATGTGAAGGAGAAGGCCGTGACCGCTCGCAAGCGAATGATGAATCTCGGCATCAAGCCGAAGAAGAAATCCATCCAGTCACGCGGCTTTGACAAAGCGCCAAAGCAACACACCGCCACCCGCCCCCTCCAGATTGATCGGGTGTGATGATGGCCGAGCCTAGAATCGCCTCATACGAGCGCTGCCCTTCGTGCAACGGCAGCGGGCTAGCTCTGAACACATTTTCTGGCGAGCCGGACGAATGTACAGAGTGCAACGGCGGCTATGTGCGAGCGCGGAATAAGCGCGGCCAGTTCACGAGCAACGACTCTCAGCCCTCCCTCACCGGAGATCAGCGATGACCTCCGGGACAGCAGCAGGCGGGCTGAAGCGTCTCGCCGAGATGAACGCCATCTTCAATGCCGCGATTGACGGGACGTACAGCGTCTATTTTGCGGACGGCCACGAAGAATTCGTGAAAGCGACGAGCCATGAAGCCGCCGAGCGGAAAGCGTCGGCGCGGCACCCCGGCGTTCGGATCAACTTCTCAATGGACCTGTTACTTAGCAAGTTGGCCCGTACCGCCATCGCCAATCTCGGAGCCTCCTCATGACCTCTCACAAGCGGGCGTGGACGAAGGGGCCGTGGGAGTTTAGCGACGGCTACATTCTTGCCAATGGCGAAGCATTAAAAGTCATTGGCGTTCAGGTGCCAATGGTTGCCGGTCCATCACGTTTGGAGGCGATTTACAACTCCTGCCTCATAGCAGCCGCCCCTGAGATGTTTAACGCCTTGTGTTCGCTTGAGCGCGCCCTTCGCAAGGACAGCCGGGGCAAAACCATCTGCTCTGATGCGGTCGAATATCACCTTGACGGTCAAGAGATGTATGCGGCGATCAATCTTGCCCGCGCCGCTCTGACCAAGGCGGAAGGGGGCAAGGATGTTTGACCTTCAATCACTCATTGAGCGCGTCGAGAAGGCGAGCGGGCCATGCAGAGAATTGGATGCGGATGTATTTCGCTCGATGGGCGCTCCTGTCCCGTTCCAGTGGTTTAACAAAGTCGCAGCGCTAACATACGACGAAAAGCAAAAGTGCTGGAATGCGCCTATTGGCGACATGCAGTTGCGATACGAGCATCCGCATTATTCAGCCTCGCTCGACGCCGTAATGGCGCTGAAACAAGACGGACACACGTTCGCGCTGGGCGATTGCAACGAGGACAGTCTGCCATGGGCATGTGTCACCAGCACATTCGGCACTGATTACGCCGCGACTGGCGCAACCGCAATTCTCGCCCTTCTCTCATCAATCCTGAAAGCCCGCATGGCGATGGAGGCTCGTAATGGCTGAAGGTATGACATGCTATGAGCGCGATGAGGAACTTTGCGAGGACGGCATGTGCCTGCGCACCGGCTGTCGATTGCGCAACGCACGTTTATCTACCGACCGGCAGGTAGAGGCGCTGGCGGATTGCCCGTTTTGTGGCGGCCGTCTTTTCCGTCGCGAGTATCTCGTAATTGAAGGCGTAATCGGTTGCCGGACATGCGGTGCTACGATCACGCGCAAACATCAGCCGGAATGCGATGACGGTTTACAGCGAGCAGCGGAGGCATGGAACACCCGCTACCGCACCCCGTCTGCGCCGGATGTGGCGATGAGGGAGGCGTTGAGTAACATGCTCTATTATGCCGAGGAATGGTATCGGCACATCGGTTCTGACGCCACGTTGTCTGACGATTCCAAGGAGGAAATTGAACAGGCCAAAGCCGCCCTCCAATCCCAAGCGAAAGCAACCGAAGGCAAAGCCGGTATGGCTGGTGTCACAGACACCGTAAGACGATCTACCGCCGGAACAGGGTTGTTAGTAGGCGAGGCTGACGCGGTTCAGCCTGCAACGTCTGAGATAATGGACGTGACAGCCGGAGAGACGGCACCCACCCCGCCGCAAGTAGACCGCGAGGCCGTGGCGCGGAAGATCGTTGAGTTTGCTCGCGAAGGATTCCCGTCGATACGCCTTACGCGCGACTTCGGACCATACGAAATCACAGAGCCGACACCCGCAGCATTTGAATTTGCGTATGCCATCCTTTCCCTCCTCGCGCCGACAGCGCCCGCACAGGAGGGTGAGTGATGCTTATAGCGGCACACGTTCAAGATGACGACTATTCCAAGTATCGCGGCAAATGCAAGGAAATGTCAGAGGCCGCCATAGCCGACGATCCGACGCTGGTACTTGTTCGCGGCCATTATGTTTGTCCATTTTGGGGAGAGCAGCCGCACTGGTGGACCAAGCGTCCAGATGGATCGATCTTTGATCCATCTGCAAAACAATTCCCGTCTAAGGGGTGCGGGCAGTACATCGAATTCAATGGCCGCGTTTCTTGCTCGAATTGCGGCAAGGAAATGGACGAACAAGAAGCCTCTTATGAAAGCAACTATTGCTTCTGTTCGTATGAATGCCATGGCCGCTTTGTCGGAGTGTTTTGACATGACTACAGACCGTGACGCGGGATACCGCGAGGGGATCGAGGCGGAATTGCTGCCGTGCCCGTTTTGTGGCGGCGGAGCCGTGATTGAACAAAAAGGGACGACTCGACAATCAAACATCGTTGCCTGCATTGAATGCGGATGTCGCCTTGAAAGTGGCGATGTGTTTGACTCGACAAAATCATGGAACATCCGCGCCCTGCTGCCATCGACACCAGACGACGCGAAGGCGGAGGCGGTTGCGGTGAAGCTGTTGGATTGGGGGCCGGAGCGCATCACCGGAGAATTCGGTGTGATGGCGCAGGATGCCAGCACAACTATTGGCACCTACGTCGCATCCGATAATGGGTGGTTTCTAAATGGACAATCTGGATGGAACTCCTGCGTTTCGCGCGAAGCCGCCAAGGCTGGCGCGCAGGATGACTATGAACATCGCATTCGATCCGCGATTGTGCACCCCTGTCCCGCAAGCGACGGCGCGATACGGGAGGCGTTCTACGAGATCGCAAATCGTGCATCCAACATGGGCGATCCAGACGCAGCAGATTGGCTACCATCAATCTATCGGATCGCCTGCGAGGCAAGCGGGGAAGACCCTTGGCCGCTGCTCAAGCGGGCAGGATACGACAAGCCCCTCTCCGCTCATGCCGGGGACGCGGCGAAGGAATCTGGCGGCGATCCTGACCTTCAAGGTTGTGAGCATTGCGGCAAATCATTCGACATCGAACAAATGACGATGATGGAGGATCATTGGATTTGTCCGACGTGTTACGCAGCGTGGAAAACAACATTCGATGCCTGCGAGCATTCATGGGAATCGCACGTCGGCACCTCTGGCGATAGTGGCCGGTACTGTTCGAAATGCTGCGGATTCGAGCCCGGCCCGCCAGATACACATGCGGAGTCCAAGCCATGACCCTATCATCACGAGCAATCGAGGCGGGTGCGCGGGCGATGTGGGATTCGCTTAAGGGCGATACGCATTCAGGTATCGCGTGGGATCATCATGGGATGTCGATTGAACAGCGCGACAGATTCACACGCATGGCCCAATCCTTCCTCACCGCCCTTGCTGCGGAAGGAATGGTGCTGGTGCCGAAGAATCCATCAACCTCAATGCTTGATAGTGCTGTTGCATTTGCACTCAACGTTAAAATATCGCGCGACTATGGCTGGTCAAAATACATGCGGGATGTCTACCGCGCCATGCTCTCCGCCCATCAAGCAGATGAAGATAGCGAGGGGAAGAATGGGTGATTTTCTTTATTGGTCCGGGGTTGTGTCATGGGCGGTCGCCGGTGTTGTCGGTTTCTCGCTTATACTCGATTGGATCATCGATAACGTTATTAGAACGTTCTGGACCAAATCCATATTCTTTGAATTCGTCTGGGATCGGCTCAAGAAGAAAAACGAGGCCAAGCCATGACCGCGCACCAGGACGTGGCTGGGTTGGTTCGCGATTTGCGGGAACGCACGTCTCGTATTGGCCCATCGCCAGATCAGATGATGAATTTCATGGACGGCATCAAGCCGCTTATCGCTTCAGCCGCCGACCGTCTCGAATCCCTTTCGCAAGCTCTGAGAGAGGCGGAGAAGGAACGGGATCGCAATGCGCGCAACCGCGATATGTGGAAAGGTCAATGCGAACGACAGGCCGATCAGTTGGCTAAGTTGCGCGCTGAGCTTTCCCAAAAGGAGGCTCAAAGTGCTCACAGTTGATCGCCTTCGCCAACTGCTTTCATACGACCAGATAACTGGTGAATTTCGCTGGCTTAACGCGAGGGGACCGCAGTACGCCGGGAAGGTTGCTGGAGTGCTCCGCAGGGACGGATACCGCGAAATAAAGATCGACAGGGTTCCACATCAAGCGCACCGGCTTGCGTGGCTTTATGTCCATGCAGCGTTTCCGAAAACTGGCATCGACCATATCAATGGAATTAGGTCAGACAATTGCCTTTCAAATCTCCGCGAGGCGAACAATTCCCAAAACCAAATGAACACCGATATGAAGCGAACGAATAGATCCGGTTTCAAGGGCGTAAGTTGGCACAAAAAGACAAAGAAATGGCACGCTCAAATTCGTGAAAACGGGAAACCAGTTTCTCTTGGGTATTTTCATGACCCAGAAATTGCTCATGCGGCCTATGTGGCCAAAGCAAATAAATTGCATGGCCAGTTCGCCCGCGCCTTCATTGCAGGAAACGGAGGGAAGGATGCACACGAGGCTTAAGGTCGAACAACCAGGCGAAGTCGAATTCACAATGACAATCACGATGAAGGCGCGAGAATGGGAGGCACTTTATGATGAGCTTTCCAACAAATGGCCTGCATCTACCCTGAGCTACCACATCTCCGACTTACTAGGTCAGGCTCGCAGAATATTTTGGTCGGACGAACCGTCCGCGACCAACCCCGGAGCCTCCAATGCAGATCAGTGACGATGTAGTGAGGGTGGCGAAAGAGGCGTGGCTTGAAAGCGCGAGTGATTATACGCGCCTTGATGTTTCTATTCGGAGCGCCCTTGAAGCCGCGCTCGCTGCGATGTGGAAACCGATCAGTGAAGCGCCGAAGGATGGGACGCGCATTCTTATGCAAGGGAATCGTGATCCAATTCCATCTCAACGGGAGTTATATCATGGGCTGGATATTCCGACGACTGTGACCGGCTATTGGGATCAAGTTGACTATGCATGGGCTGTCGTTGGTTCAACGTGGACAGGGCCATTCTTCAAACCATCCGCATGGCAGCCCCTCCCCTCACCGCCCTCCACCAGTAAGGAGGATGGGAAGTGAAGAAAGGATTTGGAGAACTACGTTGCTCTTTTC